ATGGAGTTAAAAGAACAGTTAATCGAAGAATGGGGTGACACAACTGTTGTTCCAATCTCTAACTGGAACACGCTTCAATTGCGCTCTCTTATCAAAGACATATCCAAGTTTTATGGAATTCCGTTCAAGGAGGTTAATGAGGTCACGGGCAAGATGCTCTTGGAGGCTACTCCAGCCGCTAAGAAGGCGCACGGGATTAAAGCCGGCGTCTATGCCCCCACATTTGAGGAAACAAAAGAATACTCTCCAACCCTGCAAGCGTTTTTGAGCAAGTACCCGCATATTGCAAGTCATATCGATAGGCTCTATGGACAGGTGCGTTCTTGCTCCCGGCATGCCGGCGGAGTTGTCGTTGGTGATAACCTTGATAAATGGATGCCCCTTATTAACTCTAAAGGCGTCCGTCAGACGCCTTGGGCAGAGGGGCAGAATGTTCGCCACCTTGAGCCAATGGGTTTTATTAAGTTTGATATTCTTGGACTATCCACGCTTGCAATGATTGATGGCGCAATTCGTCACATTTTGAAGCGAGAGCACGATATCGAGGATCCCACATTCAATGACGTAAAAGATTACTATGATAAGCATCTACACCCAGATGTTATTAATCTTGAAAATCAGGATGTTTACGAAAACATCTTTCACCAAGGCAAGTGGGCGGGAATATTCCAGTTTACGGAAAAGGGGGCACAAGCATTTTGCCAACGAGCAAAACCAACAAGCATTGTGGACATTTCTGCTATTACTTCCATCTTTCGCCCAGGTCCATTGTCAGCGAAAGTTGATGACCAGTATGTGGAAGCCAAACATCACCCGCAGTACATTAAGTATGACCACCCGCTTATCCAAGAGGTAACTGAGGAAACCTACGGCTTTCTTATCTTTCAAGAGCAGATTGCAATCCTCGCCCACAAGTTGGGCAAGGACTTGTCCCTTGACGAGGGTAACAAGCTCCGCAAACTTCTCACCAAGAGGGGGACGGGCAAGGGTCACGAAGCCAAGATGAAGATTCACTCCAAGTTCGTCACAGGCTGTGTTGAAAAGGGTATTCGTCGCGACGTAGCCGAGGGTATTTGGGATAAGTTTGAATACTTCTCTGGATATGGCTTCAACAAGTCACACGCTGTTTCCTATTCGATGCTTTCGTACCAATGTGCTTGGTTGGCACACCACCATTCCGCAGAATGGATGGCGGCGTTCTTGGATAAAGAACCTGAAAGCAGAAAAGAAAAAGCAATTAATATTGCCAAGGGCTTTGGCTTTGGTATCCGCAAATTGGATGTCAACACCTCTGGTCGTGTTTGGGAGATCTCAGAGGATGGTGAAACACTAATTCAGCCTTTAACATCCGTTAAGGGACTTGGAGACGCGGCCATTGACCAGATTGTACACAATCGCCCGTTTGAAAAGGTTGAAGATTTTATTTTTAATGAAAACATGGTCTATTCAAAGCTCAACAAGAAAGCTTTGGATGTTCTTGTGAGATCTGGCGCGATGAATGGGCTTGTGGATGATCGCTTTAGTGGGCTGAAACATTTCTGGTCCGCAGTGGCAGTTGACCGCCCTCGTAAACTAAACAAGCTGGACGATAATATTGAGCTATACCGCCCAGAAGGCGATTTTGAGGAAGAGGAGATTATTCAATATACTGTAGAACTTACCGGCGTGTTTCCGATGAGTGAGGTTATGAGCGATGACATCGTGGCAAAGTTGGAACAAAACATGATTCCTCCAATTGGCGAGTTTGACCCCGACCTTAAAGTCACTTGGTTTATTCCGCGCAAGATTGTTCCGAGAAAAACAAAGAATAATAAAGATTACTGGGTCGTCGAGGTTATTGACGACACAGGAACCACGTCAAGTATTAAATGTTGGGGAGTAAACCCAAAGCTTGACATCCTTTATCTTAATCGCCCATATATGGCGAAACTTGAGTGGCACCCAACGTGGGGTTTCAGCACTCGCTCATTAAGGCATAATTTTAGATTATTGTCTTGACAATTAAAAATACTTCAGTTATAATGTATAAACATTAAGGAGAAAAAAATGGACCTATCAATTGTTAGTAATGATGTAGTTGTGGAAGCACAACTTAACCAAGAAGAAGCAGTAAAGCGTCAAAAGGTGCTTGAATACATTCGCTCGCTCAAAGCGATTGAGGATGCTATTGAGCCATACGCAGAGCAAAAGCGAGAACTCAAGGCAGAGTTCAAGGAGCAAGGCTGGCTTACAGGTGATGAGATCTCTGTCGCAGTCAAGGCTTACCGTATGCTTAAGGCAGATCAAGATATCGACGAGCTTGTCGAGATGTTTAATTTCTTGCGAGGTGACAAGTGATTATTGAATATCACAGAACGCATTTTAATTCACACCCCCCAACACGAGGCAATCCAAGCGATGCAGGGCTCGATGTTTATTTTTCGCCAAAAACACGCGAACCAGTAACGGTTGAGCCGGGGCAAAGTGTTATTCTACCCACCGGGCTTAAATTTGGTGTTCCCCACGGATATATGTTGGAGGTCAAAAACCGTTCCAGTGTTGCCTCTAAGCGCTCTCTTATTGTCGGTGCCTGTGTGGTGGATTCGGGCTATGATGGCGAGGTCTTCGTCAATCTTCACAACATTGGGACAGAACCACAAGTGGTTGAACCACACACAAAAATTGCACAGGTTGTTATGACCCCTGTTGTCTCATTCCGTGCCCTGGAGACAACAAACCCAAACCTTTACGATTGGTATCCTATTACTATTAGCGATAGAGGCGACGGTGCGCTGGGGAGTACGGATGAATCGTAAACAACGGCGTGCTCGTGATGCACAAATTCGTAAAGATGAGAATGAAGAATTAGCGGCAAAAGTTGCAATGTTCGGCAAGTTACCCGACGAATGCACCGCATGCGAAAAGGTATTTGACAAGAAAGACAAAGAGATGGTGACAACTTGGAATGTCATTGTCAGAAAAGAAGACGAGGAAAACCCCGTCCGACTTTATTGTCCCGATTGTTGGAATACGGCGCAAGAAGTTATAAATAATTTCTTAAAAACTATGGAAGAAAAAGATGAACATGAACCTTGAAACGCACATTACCTTTGATGATGTTTTGCTCGTGCCTCAATACAGTGATATTAAATCGCGTTCCGAGGTTACATTGAAATCAAAACTATCACAGGGTATGGAACTTCGTGTTCCAATTATTTCAGCCCCAATGGACACCGTGTGCGGTAGTTTGATGGCACTAAGAATGGCTGAATTTGGTGCTCTTGGTATTATACATCGTTATAATACAATTGAAGAACAGGTTAATTTTGTATCTGAGGCATCACAAGGTGGCATAAATAATGTCGGCGCCGCCATCGGCATCACGGGAGACTATCTTGAGCGAGCCACTGCACTAGTTGAGGCTGGTGCTAATGTTCTCTGCTTAGATGTTGCTCACGGAGATCACATTTTAATGCATGTTGGCGCTCACAAAGTCATTGATACAGTTGGTGCCAGGGCACACATCATGGCAGGCAATATTGCTACTTACAGCGCTGCTCTCGCATTAGCACAGTTGGGAGTTGATAGCGTTCGTGTAGGGATAGGTGGGGGTTCAATTTGCTCTACTCGCATTCAAACTGGACATGGCATGCCAACCCTTGCCTCCGTTATCGATTGTGCGAGAGCAAAACAACAATTCCCAAATCTTAAAATTATTGCAGATGGAGGAATTAAAACTTCTGGGGATATGGTCAAGGCACTAGCCGCAGGGGCTGACTTTGTAATGGTCGGATCTCTCTTAGCTGGAACTACCGAAGCTCCTGGTGATGTTGTACATAAGGGTGGCGAGAAATATAAATCCTATCGCGGAATGGCTAGCAAAGATGCTCAAATGGATTGGAGAGGCAAAACATCATCTTTGGAAGGGGTGGCAACAGTTATCCCATATAAAGGTCCAGTTTTTCCAGTTTTGGAGGGACTTGAGAAAGGCATCCGTAGCGGTCTTTCATATTCGGGCGCTCGCACTTTGCAAGAACTTGGCACAAATGCTCGTTTTATTCGCCAAACTGCTTCAGGATTGTCGGAGAGCAATACTCACATTATGTGGAGATATTAATGCCAAAAAAGCAGTGGGACGAGAAGGGTGAAAAAATACAAACCTATATACCCGAATCACACAAGGTGGAATTAAAAGTCCAACTGCATTACCACGGTCTAACCCAAGCAGGGTTTCTTCGAGGTGTAATTAAAGCATTTTTGGAAGAAGATGCAGAATTTATGGTGTGGTTTAATGAGTGGAAGTTAAGAAACAGTCGCGTTAAGTCTTCAAAAAGACATGCGAAATCAAACAAATTGAATGAACAAGGAAAACAAATCTCGTCCATGTTTGGAATTAACGAAGGCGAGATAGAGGATATATTTGATGTTATTGCAAAGGAGCACCCAGACTTATGATCGAGTGTGCTAAAAAATGTTGTGAACTAAGCGTTTCCTGCCCTGTAAAAGAGTGTCGTCAATGGATAGATCATGAGGAAGATCTAAATTGCGTAAACATCGCAGTCGATAAAAATGGTCCGATGAAATTGCGCCAAATTGCCGAACGATTGGGCGTTACGACAGCAAGAGCGCAACAGATCGAAAAGGCTGCATTAGCCAAGTTAAAGAAACTTATGTAATTTTGTTCTTTTTGGTCTTCTGGCTTCTAATTATAAGTGATTATTTTGCACTCAAATAACGCATTTAGGAGATATTATTATGAGCAAAAAGAAAACGTTATCTGAAGCACAGGTTCGTCGGTTTCAAGGTCTTGCCGGAATTCCTGCTCTCAGAGAAACAACAAGCCCCACAGAAGAGCTTTCCGAAATTGGAAGCGAGATGGGCGGTTACATGGGCGACCGTGAAGAAGAAAAAGAACTAAGCGCAACAGAAGATGAGCTTGGCGCAGAAGATCGGCTTGCTGATGAGGAAGCTGATGAATTAGATGCAATGGACGTAGAGATGGATCCTTCCGATGAAGGAGGTGATTTAGATTTAAGTCCAGAACAAAAAGAAGACCTCGCAGCAGATATCGTTCGCGCTGTAGCCCAAGAACTGTCCGCAGCACTTGATCTTGATGAACCAATTGAAGTTGAGACTGATGGTGAAGAAGAGATGGACATGGATATGGACATGGATATGGACATGGATATGGGCGACGAAGAAATGGAAATGGAACTCGATGTAGATGAAGAGCCAATGATGGAGACTGGACACAAAGATACTGGCGCATCTAAGGGTGACGAATCTAAGACACATCGAGGCGAAAAAGATTACACCACCAAGAAGGGTGAAAAACTTAAAGTTGGTGGCAAAGGGCGTGGTGAAAAACCAGGCGACGAAGCATATGTAAATGAAGAATCTACAGAAGAAGTCGATGAAGCTCTTGACGAAGAAGCACTTGTTAACGAAGTGCTTCGTCGAGTCGTAAAAAGACTGTCAAAACAATAGAAACAAAATAATCTCCTAAAACTAAAAAGAACCGTGGAATCTTCCACGGTTTTTTGTTATAATCATAATATAAAAACTATTTATATTAAATTGTTGGGAAAGCTTTATTATGAATGTTGAAGACTTGCGAAAATTAATTCAAGAAATTAAACTACAAGAAGCCCTGTCCAAAGGCATTAAGGAGGTTAAGCACCCCTTCAAGGCATTCTTTATTCTTGGTCCAGCAGGCTCAGGAAAAACATTTATGAAAGATTTTATGGGCTTGCCTCAAAGTTTTGTTCAGATTAACACAGATGATGCTGTCGAAAAGGTCTTCCCAAAGTTTGGACTCTCGCTAAAATTCCAAGAGCCACCCACCGGCGAGGAATACGAACAAAAACAAGAGGTCAGAAAACTTCTTCAACAAGCCGTGTCCGATAAGACAAAGCGAAAGATCAATCAAGCGCTCCCCTTGCTGTTTGACACCACGGGCGAAAACCCTGGCAAAATGAAAAAGATCATGAGACAACTTGTTGATATTGGATATGATGTTGCCGTATTTACAATCAATGTCCCACCAGAGTTTTCAGTTGAAGAGGATTTTTACAGAGATAGGACCGTTGGAAGCGAAATCGCCCAAAAAGTTACAAACGATTATCAAAGAAATGTTGTAGACCAAGGCACTTACGCACAAATGGAAGGCGAGCGAGGCATAACAATTTTAAATGATAATCCTTATCCAAATCTTTTTGATGTCAATACAGGCGAGTATCGCAGAATTAGAAAAAAAGACCACCCAAGATATGGCGAGATCGCATTTGACTTAGACATCCTGAAACAGCGCAAGATGGAACTAAAAGATCCCAAGGGCAAAGATAAGCCTAAAGAAATGTGGAACCCATTTGAGGGTGTGACTTGGGAAAGCGCAAAACAAATTCTTGATGCCGCAAAAGAAAAGCTCCAAGCCTGGGTTTCTCAAAGAGATCCGCAGAATCCAACCGGCAGAGAAGTCTTGAAAGCACTTGAGTATGTTCAAGACCAGGGCGTTGCTGATTATGGCGATCAAATCACAGACCTTGTTCAATACGCGCTTTGGGCTGACGAGAACGACAAAGAATTACCGAGGACCGTAGAAAACGCACTCCAAATTGTTTTTGATGTTAAAACATTCCAGCAAAAACTTAAGAAAAGTGTCCCCTCAGATAAATACCCAGACAGTCCACAAACGGTCAAAACCGACAAGGGCGACGTGGAGGTTCCACCAGAACTTTTACCCCGTTTTGGTCAGAAGGGTGCCCCCACAATTCAACAACTTACAAGAGAACAACTACTAGAAATTATTGATTGGTTAAAAAATAATAGTTGACATATAACTTATTATGGGTTATATTTATAATTGTAAAACAGAAGGAGTAAGAATGAAAGCTTTTGCTTGGAGACGTGAGACAGATGACAATAAGGCGAATTATTGTCTTCAGGTTGAAAACATTAAAGGTAAAAGGGCATTGAACAAAGTCTGCAAAATACTTGGAGATTGGGAAATAATCGGTGATGGATATAATGCCAAGACCGAAGAGTATACGATGATTTTTTCTACTAATTTTGACAATCCACGTAAGTGGCAAAATTGGGCTGAAGAGTTTCCAATTTATTTAGTTGAATTAACATCGCACGGAAACGAAAAACTACGAAATAAAAAGCTTGTAAAAGCGGGGGCAGTATTATGATTTTTGTACCTAAAATGGCTAAAAAGAAAAAAGAAGAAGAAATAGAAGAAGTAGAACAAGAAGAAAAGGCAGTCGAGAACGCGGTGGAGGAGATGGAGTCTGATGAGGAGTCTCACTACTACGCCAAAAAGAAAGAAGAAGCACCTCGTTTAATGGGGATATGCGGAGATTTAGATGAGGAGAAAGCCGGGGAACTAATGTATGGCATGATTGCGCTTTATGAAAATGGAGCGACCTATAAACTATCGGACCCCACAGACGAAAATTCAGATATTTTAGTCAGTTA